TGCATTTTCGAGTCTTGCTGGCGAAAGTGCCCGCCCGACAAGCTGATGATCGTTTCCGGCGCGGGAAAGATGCGCAGCGTCTCCGGCAAGGGAACCTTCGTGATTCCCGGCTTCCAGCGCGTCGACATGCTCGCCCTCGGTGCGGTGCAGGTTCAGCTCACGACCGAGAATGATATCCCCACGCAGGACGCGATCCTCATCCATGCCTGCGCCGTGGCGAATTTCCAAATCGGTCAGACGCCCGAGCTGATTGAGACCGCCTCCAAGAACTACCTGAATATGGACAAGGAGGAGATGACCCGCCAAGTGACCGAGGTGATGCTCGGCAAGATGCGCGAGGTCATCGGCCAGATGGACCTGAAGGAGCTCATGCGCGATCGCGAGAGCTTCAATGCAAAGGTGTTCGACGGCTCCAAGGACGACCTCGCCAACCTCGGTCTCGAGCTTCGCACCTTTAATGTCCAGGACTTCTCCGATTCCCAGGGCATCATCCGCTCCATGGGTGCCGACCAGGCGGCCGAAATCAAGAAGGAGGCCGAGCTCGCCCAGATTCAAGCCGACCAGGAGGTGGCAGAGCGCCAGAACCAGCTTGATCTGAAGAAGGCCGAGCTGAAGAAGCTCGCCGATAAGGCCGCAGCCGAGGCCGATATGGTGAAGGCCACCGTGACGGCCGAGAAGCAGCGCGAGCTCTATATCGCCCAGCAGGAGGCCGAGATCGCCGCAGAGACCAAGAAGGTCGAGCTTGCCGAGCGCCAGGCGGACGTGAGGGAGCGCGAGCTGAACGCGACCGTGAAGAAGCAGGCGGAGGCCGATCGCTATGCTGCCGAGCAGGCGGCCGAGGCCGACCTCTACAAGCGCACGAAGCAGGCCGAGGCCGCGCGTATCGAGCGCCAGAACGAATCCGATGCCGAGCTGTATTCCGCCCAGAAGGATGCCGAGGGCATCAAGGCGAAGGCCACGGCTGAGGCCGAGGCCACGCGCCTGAAGGGCGAAGCCGATGGCGCGTCCGAGAAGAGCAGGGGAGAGGGCATCGCCGCCGGCGTGAAGGCTCAGGCCGAGGCGTATAACGGCATGGAGAACCCCTACCTCCTCGCCAACCGCTACATCGACATCATGCCCAAGGTAGCCGAGGAGGTCGCGAAACCCCTGACCGCGGTCGATTCCATCAAGATGTACGGATCGGGCAATGCCCAGAAACTCGTGAAGGAGACCACCACGATTGTCGATCAGGTGGCATCCGGTTTGAAGGACAGTACTGGGGTCGACCTACCGTCGCTTTTGAGCGGCCTGCTGGCAAATTCCGATATAGATGCTGGTTCCGCCGAGAGTCTGGCAGACTGATGGCCGTCCTGTTGATAGCCTCGGCCCTGCTGCTCGATTTTTTCGGCTGCATGGTTCCCCTGGCATGGATAGAGGATACCAAGACTTTTAAGCTCGGCGTGTTTCTGCTCTGGGCAGCGCTTGTTGCCACATCGATTCTCATGGGGTCGTTGTATTCGCGGGAGTTGGTAGGGGTGAACCCTTTGTTGACGGTTGGTCTTGAATCCATCTGCCTTGCCTGCGCGATCTATCCCGTGCATGGGTTCGCATCGAATATGACGCCCTATAGCGACGCGCAGGCCAACACGGTGGCCTGCCTCGCACTAATTGACCTATTCGTGACGGCGGTGGGGTATATCTCCCTGCTTCTGGGTACGATCTGGTTCATCTTCTTCTAAGTCAGAAGTCAGCGGGAGGTAGAACCCGCCCGCTTATTCGTCCCTCGCGTCCATCCTGGTCGCGGGGGACTTTTCTTTTGCTTGCGGATCGACTAAGTATTTTAATATCGACGTGCCGACAAATATAAGATAATGCTTGCATTATGCCGACAGGCTGCTATCTTATAGTTAAGTCAAAAGCGTACCCCAAGCGCTGGTTGACGGACAGGAAGATGACTTGGCGACATCTATAAATATCGCATGGTAGCGGGCAGCATTCTGGCCGCTACTCGGGCTATCCCTTGTCTGTGATTTCGTTCGGGGTCGCATGGAACCGAAGGGAGTCCGATGATGGGTGCCGATGGCGTGGCGCAGGTCGCAAGGACTATTGCAGTGATCAACAACAAGGGCGGCGTGGGGAAGACCACCGCCAGCAAGGCCCTCTGCGAGGGCATGGCCGAGCGCGGCTACAACGTCCTCCTGATCGACATGGATGCGCAGGCGAACATCACGACTTGGGTGAAGGCTGCGACCGCCCCCGATTTTCTCACGGTTTTCAATCTTCTCGAGAAGCCGAAGACCCCTCTCTC